GGATACATGTGCGAAAGAGAAGTCATCATAGATGATTTTGGTCCTAATGGAATTGATATCAATCATCTTCTTAGATGGTTTGATAGGTATAAGTGTTTGGTTGAAAATAAAGGAGGCATGATTGCTTTGTATGCCGACAAGTTTGTTGTTACTAGTAATTTTCACCCTAGTGAAATATTTAAATTTGGGGATGAAATAAATCCTCAATTACCAGCACTTGTAAGGAGGATTGTATTACAAGAAATGATATAATAAAGAATACTGTGGCACACATGTAAGAATGAATTTATGAAAATTTGAGGAGCCGAAGGCGACGATGTGGCCGCTTCCGGCGGAGCCCGGCAGGCCACGAAATGGCGAAGCCATTTCTATGGTTACGGCCTTTAGGCCGTCGGAGACTTCAGCTATAAATAGCCATCCCCCCATTACATAAGCTTACATACACCCGCGCCGAATCGTGAGATTTGGTAAGATGGCTCGCGGAACACACACTCGTAAGAGGTCTCGTCCTACTTCCTTCAAGGGAAGAAAGACATTTAAGAAAAGGAGAACTACTCGTGCTAAAAAGGCTGTGAATTTGACGAGTCAATCTGGTATTGGAACTAGTTTGCAATATCGTGCGAAGAAGGTTGGTCGTTCTGCGTACAAGAGATTGTTGTGGAATGCATCAATACTTAAACCTAAGTTTAGAACAGTTAGTTCTACTAATACTACGGTTGCTACGAATGCGAATAATGTTCTAATGACTACGTTCGTAAGATCCGCTACTAATTTTGGAGTCGGAGCTTTTTGGACTGCACTAGGTGGTGCTATTACACCAGATGCAGCATCAGCGCTTCCGGTTTTTGATGCTGATATTACGGTTAGAGGAGGTATTATTGGTTGTCGTATTACAAATGTTGTAGATACGGCTGTTGCTTCTACAGGTACGATAAGTGGTACAATGATGTTGATACGTTCTACCAAGGCTTTCAATGCTGCGGTTATTCCCGCGTCAGTGTCATTAGGATGGGATCCTACATATGTCAATGATTTTAATACTACTATTGGGAGAATAGTAATGAGGAAGACATTTCTTCTACGCGACACAGATGTCGCAATGCTGGAATGGAGGTTGAAGATACATAAAGTAGATCAGACGGATTATAATAACTTCTTCAACCAGTTTATTTGGGTTTTAGTGCTTAACACTACAGATAATATAGCTCACAGTGTGACAGTGAATACATATTATAATATGTCATTTGTTGGTGATGCTCAATAATTTTAGTTAGGTGCCCGGTCCGACCGGGCACGGCGTGTGTCATTGATTACGTATGTAACGTGGGAGCTTAGCGTTGGGGTATAGTATTACCCCCAACGCCCTGCCCCCGCCCCCTGCCCCCGATTATAAATAAAGATGGTTTCTATTGTCATTCATGCCTCGAGTCAGACCATTAGTACACTTTTGTTTTACATTGAATAACTATGTCGAAGAGGAAGATGTGCCCCGTCTCTCAGCTTACTTCGAAGAAGAAGCAAAATACTGGATCATCGGCCGTGAGGTCGGAGATGCAGGAACTCCTCACCTCCAGGGATACGCCTCGCTTCGAAGACGGAGTTCTTTCGATGCTGTACGGCATAAACTTGGCAGTAGGTGCCATATCGAGAGCTCAAGAGGTACTGCTCGACAAAATCGAGAGTACTGCTCTAAAGGTGGAAACTTTGTCGAAGGAGGTGAAATCAATGAAGGAGCTGCTGCCCCACGTTCAAGAGATGATCTCGGAAGATCCTTCATGGCTGCCGTCGAACTTGGAAATAAAGGAGTGGTTGAATTCGCCGGTGAGTTCCCCGGAACGTTTATCTTTTCCGGATCTAACATGCTCAGAAATGCCCTTTCCCTCAAGCCCCCTGTGGAACGACCGGGAATTATGGTCACATGGATCTATGGTGCACCCGGAGTGGGGAAATCTAGAGCTGCCCACGAATTATACCCAGATGCTTACATCAAGGAACCTAGAACCAAGTGGTGGAACGGATACATGTGCGAAAGAGAAGTCATCATAGATGATTTTGGTCCTAATGGAATTGATATCAATCATCTTCTTAGATGGTTTGATAGGTATAAGTGTTTGGTTGAAAATAAAGGAGGCATGA